CGAACCTAAACAGCCTAGCAGAACCTACTGGACGTTTTAATTTGCCGATATAAAAAAACTGTGATATAATAATGGCAAACAGTAAAGGGGATATCTATGCGAGATTCTAAAAATATTCTACATGCAAAGCTAGGTGTATCACCTATGGAACGTCAGTACGGTGGTGGTCTTGATGCTGCTTATATGAACAGACGTAGAAGTAGTGCCTTTGCTGATCCTGATGCTACCAGTGCTTTTGCTTCCCCTATGAGTATGGGTGGTCTTCCTACTATTTATAGATTTTATGGTGGTGATGTTTATTCAAATGAACAATTAGCAGAAGCAGAAGGTATTAGTGTTAATGAACGTGGGGGTTTCGATCCCTTTCAAGAACCTGTAACTAGTCAAGGAGGACTATGGGAACCTAAACCAGCAGAAGAAATTAATAGAGAACTTATGCAAAAAGAAAAAGAAGAAAAAGCTAATAGATCAGCAATAAATCAACTTTATCATATGCAAAGATATGGTAGAGTAGGACAAAGACAAGATGATAGAGGTTTAAGAACAGGTCCAACTGCTCCTATTGATAATAGAAGCTATAATTTTGATTTTCCTCCTGCGTTCCCTGCTGCTTCAAATCCACCATCTACACCAATAAAGGATTCATCACCTCCAATAGATGAAAACTTACTAGATGAGAAATTAGGAGATTTAAGTAGACCTGATTTTAATAGGATATGGGATAGTCTACAAAATAAAATGACGGGTATACAGTCAAATAAATTTAGTAGAGGAACTGTAAGTCTTGATAATACAGTAAGAGAAGCACAAGCTGCAGCTAAAGAGATACTTGATGGTCCTATGAGTACAAGAAAAACAGGTGGTGGTCTTCCTACGATCTATAGAGAAGATGGTGGTGGATTTTGGTCAGGTTTGGAAGATATGGTTTCAGATGAAGAAAGTTCTTATACAGATGCAGCTAATTATTTTGGTGTTAGTGATGAAGGAAGTTCTTCTACAAATGTAGCTTCTCCTCCATCTATGACAATCGATCCCGGTTCGGAAGATAGAGGTGATACAGATGCTGGAGGATATGGTTTATCTGCCACAACAGCAGGTTTACTAGGTCTACAACGTGCTGATCCTAATCAACCTAATATAGGATTTGAAGCATATTTTAATACTGATGGTAAAGATGGTAGTGCTTATGATGTAGGTATGCCAGCTTCTCCTAGTAAACTAGATCCAATTCGTAATATATTAAATAAAGCTTTTCCAAATGTATTTGATAAACCTTCTGGTCCAGCTTTTGTTGTAGGTAAAGAGGTAGAAGACAGACGAGGTGCTTACAATGCTGCTATGGAAGGTTATAGAGCAAGAGGACTTCCTCCTGAACAATATGATTCATGGTTTTCTAAAAACGCAGGAAACTTAATGGAGGGATATCGTAGAGGTGGAGATGTATTTCAGCATCATGCAAATAAAGTTACTACAGATGCATCAAATAAATTTACTAGTACTTTAGAATCTAATAAAAACTTAGAGTCTAATAAAGATAAAACTGATGAAGAGATTGCTAAAGAAACTGCTCAAGAACTTTTTGGTCCTATTGAAGATGCAAAATCAGATTATCCTATATTTGCTCCCGGAGGTAGTTTAGCTGCACTTTCAAATGCAATAGGAAAAGCAATAGGAAAGATTGGAACTGTTACTATTAATGGTGTAAAAATGGAAGTTAATAAAGATGGAACATTACGAGAAGAAACTTCTGCTACACCAATGAATATAGATTATGGTCCTGACGCATTACCTAAAGAAACTCCAGAAACTGAGATGGCTGCTGGATTAGAAAATCAATTAACACAAAAAGGTATTATGGGAGAACTTTTACGTAAAGAAAAAAAGAAAAGAGTAGATCCAAATATACAAATTATAATGGATATTTATGGATTAACTTTTGAAGAAGCTCAAAGGTTTCTTGGTAATGAAGGAGTAGGCACAGGTGGTGCTGGTGAGTTTGAAGGTATATAAAGGATAGACAATGGCAACTGAACGTAACCCATATGATATGAAACCAGAAGAACTAGGTAATGTAGTTCCTATGGCAGTAGAAGAAGAAATGAATGCTACCTTTGAAGTTGATCCTACAGATGGTGGAGTAATCGTAGACTTCTCAGATGAAGTAAATATAGAGATGTCTCCTTCACAAGCTATAGAAGAGTGGTATGATAATTTAACAGATACCTTAGATCCAGAATATTTAGATGAGATAGCTAACTCTGTTATAGATAGCTTTCAAGCAGATAAAGATTCAAGGGCTGAATGGGAGTCTATGTTTGAACGTGGCTTTGATCTACTAGGTCTTAAGTTAGAACCGGGAACAGATCCCTTTGATGGTGCATGTACAGCCGTACACCCACTCTTGATAGAGTCAGCAGTTAAGTTTCAATCTAAAGCTTCGGCAGAACTATTCCCTGCCAGTGGTCCTGTCAAGGCAAACATCATGGGTAAGTCTACTCCTGAGAAAGAGATGCAAGCCAACAGGGTACAGAACTTTATGAACTATCAGGTAACTGAGCAGATGCCAGAATACTTTGATGAGTTTGAAAGAATGTTGTTCCATCTCCCCTTGATAGGTTCTGCATTTAAGAAGGTTTACTATAGTGCTACACTGAAACGGCCTGTCTCAGAGTTCATACCTATTGATCAGTTCTATGTGTCTTATTATGCAACTGACCTACGTAATGCTGACAGGTATACACATCTGATCTATCGTAGTCCTATTGACATGGAGAAAGACATCAGGGCTGGTGTCTATGATGACGTAGAACTTCCAGAACCAAATGAAATTAATGTTACAGGGTTTACTCAGAAGATGGATACTATCATTGGTATGTCTCCTTCCTCTGACAATGACCCACAGTATCTTCTACTAGAACAGCATTGCTATCTAGACATAGAAGACACAGGAGAATCACTTCCCTATATTGTTACAGTCATAGAGCAATCAAGGCAAGTGTTAAGTATTCGTAGAAACTATGAACAAGAAGACCCGAATAAAGAAAAGCGTAGTCACTTCGTACACTACCGTTTCGTGCCGGGGTTTGGTTTCTATGGATTAGGCTTGATTCACTTCTTAGGTAACCTCACCATGAGCGCAACCGCTGCCATGAGATCCCTCATAGATGCAGGACAGTTCGCCAATTTACCGGGTGGTTTCAAGGCTAAAGGGTTGAGAATGGTCGGTGATAACGATCCAATCTCTCCCGGTGAGTTCAAGGAGGTTGAAACAACTGGAATGGATCTCTCTAAGGCTATTATTCCCCTGCCTTACAAAGAGCCTTCCTCAACTCTATTCCAGATGTTGAATTTTGTAAGTGCTGCTGGTCAGCGTTTTGCAGACAGCACAGAGCAAGTTGTCTCTGATGCTGCCTCCTATGGACCCGTTGGGACTACGATGGCTTTATTAGAAGCTAGTAGTAAGTTCTTTAGTGCAATCCATAAGCGAGTACATAAATCTCAAAAGGATGAATTTAGAATACTAGCTAAGATAGATCATGATTATCTACCAGAAGAATATCCTTATGATGTTCCATTTGAAGATCGTAGTATATTCAAGAGTGACTTTGATGGTCGTGTTGATATCATACCAGTATCTGATCCTAACATACCTTCTAACGCACACCGTATGATGATGGCTAATATGGCATTACAAATGTCACAACAGTCACCTCCCGGTATGTTTAATCTAGAAGCTTTGAATAGAACAATACTAGAAGCAGCCAACATGCCTAATCTAGAAAACATATTACCTGCAAAGGTTGAGCCTCAACAGATGGACCCAGTGTCAGATATCATGGCTGCAACTAAAGGTATACCTATTGCTGCCTTTCCGGGTCAGAACCATGATGCTCATATACAAACTAAGATGGCTTATCTTCAAGATCCTCAGAATGGAGCTAATCCTATTATGAAACGTATAGGACCAATTATTGA